ATACGCCCACTTTTATTTTGTATGATAGAAAGATTTAAAAATATATTTGAAGGATTAGATCGTGCACATGGTGTCACCATTGTTGGCGAGTCTAATGGTAATGGACAGAAAGTAAAAGGTAAGTCGTTTGTAAAAAGAGAACAAGTTACAGATGATCTTTGGCAAAAACATTTAGATGGTACAGAGAATTTAGGTATCATACCAATCAACGATGACAACGAATGTAAATGGGGTTGTATCGATATAGATTTTTACGCAGAGTTTGATCACAAAAGTTTAATAAATAAAATAGGTAATTTAAAACTACCATTGATGGTGTGTAGATCTAAGTCTGGTGGTGCACACGTATTTTTATTTACAAAAGAATATGTGTCTGCAAGTTTAATGCAAGATAAGTTGAATGAAATTAGATCAGTGTTAGGTTATGGTGGATCAGAAGTATTTCCAAAACAAAGAGAATTAAAATCCAAAGATGATACAGGAAATTTTTTAAATTTACCATACTTTTCTGCAGATAAAACTGTAAGATATGCCTTTGATGGTGAAGGTAATTCTGTTAGTCTGGAATATTTTTATGAACTATATGATATTGTAAAAATTACAGCACAAGAGTTACAAGAACTAGAAATAGTTAGACCACAAACTCCATACTCTGATGGACCACCATGTATAGAATTGATGGCACAAAATAAAATAGGTGAAGGTGGTAGAAACAATGCACTGTTTCATTATGGTGTATACGCAAAACAAAAATGGCCAGACAATTGGAAATCTAAAGTAACTGTATTTAATGAGACTGCAATGCAGCAACCATTATCAGATACTGAAGTAAATATAATTACAAAACAACACGATAAAAAAGATTGGGGTTACAAATGTAATGATCAACCTATGTGTAGTTTGTGTGATAAAAAACTATGTAAGTCTAGAAAGTTTGGTATCGGACAAGAAGTTGTGTTTCCAAGTCTGACAGATTTACAGGTTGTTAACCTGGAGGAGCCATACTATTACATGAACGTAGATGGAGATAGATTGTATTTAGATTCTGCAAGAATGTATTAAACAACTACGAATAAATCCTCCAACATTAAAAACAGGAGATTGGAAAAAGATAACAACAGTATTGTTAAGAGATGCAGAGATTACAGAACCTGCAGAGGGTACAAGCACAAAAGATATATTGAGAAATTATTTAGAAGATTATTGTGTAAACAGAATACAGAAAGATGATTTTGAAGATCTAAAGAATGGTGGAACATATACAAAAGAAGGATATCATCACTTTGTATTTGACAACTTCTTTCACAACTATTTAGCTAGAAAACATTGGAAGGTGCCATATCAAAGAACATCACAAATGTTAAAAGATAATTTAAATTGCTCTACAAAACGTGTAGGTAAACATAAACTATCTGTATTTGTTGTAGCTAGGTTTGACAAAAAAGAAGAAACATACAAACCAAAAACATTTAAAAAGGATAATTATTAACAATGGAACAACAATTATTATTTCCTGAACTTGATCCATATCTTACTAAAATAAAAAATATTGATTACGTTGATTTAAGTGATGTAAAATGTGGAGAGTCAAAAAAAACACCATATAGTATACTTCCAAAAGACCATTTTATTTTATTTAAAAGTGGTGGTTTTAACAAATACCATCCTGAAATGGGTAACGCTTTTCCCTATATTCAAAATAAAAAGACATTAAAAGTTTTAAATGTAACTTCAACAGAGTACAATGGTTATATTAAATCAGCAATTAATTTTAGAAGCTTTCGTAAATCAGGAGAAAATAAATCACTATTCATACAAATGCATAGAGTTGTTGCAGAAGCTTTTATAGAAAACGATATGCCTGATAAAAAAATTTTAGTGGATCATATAAATGGAGATAGTTTAGATTACAGAGTTGAAAATTTAAGATGGGTAACTCATCGAGAAAATAATATAGGTGTTAAAAGACCAAGACAATTAAGTTTTATAGAAAAAGCAAGAATGGAGAAACTAAAAAAATGAGAACAATAATATACGGACCACCAGGTACAGGTAAAACTTATACATTACTAAAACATATAGAAGAGTTTTTAACGAATACAGATTCACAAAAAATAGGATACTTTACGTTTAGTAAAAACGCAGCTGAAGAAGGTAAACAGAGAGCAGCTGCAAAATTTAAATTAGATTTTAAAGATCTACCTTACTTTCAAACACTACACTCTTTTTGTTTTAATCAACTTGGTTTGAGTAAAGATCAGGTTATGAAAGAAAAACATTACAAAGATTTAGGTGATAAAATTGGTATAGAATTAGAAGGAGTAAGACAAGATGATGAATACGAAGGCGTATTTCATTCTAAAAATCCATACATACAATTAATAAATGTGGCAAGATCAAAAAATATAGATCCTTTAAGACACTATCATGAAACAAATGATTCAAAAATATCTTATAGAAAACTTGAAATAATTACTGGTGAATTAAAAAGATATAAAGAACAACATGGTCTTATAGATTTTTGTGATATGATAGAAAAATTTTTAGAACAAGGTACATCACCAAAACTACGTGTGATGTTTGTTGATGAAGCACAAGATTTAAGTTTGATACAATGGAAGTTAGTTAGAAAGATTGAAGAGAAATCTAAAGATTCTTTTATAGCTGGAGATGATGATCAAGGTATATACAAATGGAACGGTGCACATGTAGATACATTTATAAACTTAGAAGGTACAAGAAGAATCTTAGAACAATCACAAAGAGTGCCAAGACAACCATTTTTATTAGCTAATAGTATTATTAGTAAAGTAAAAGCTAGAGTTGATAAAAAATATTTTCCTAAAGATTTTGAAGGAAATGTACAACACAAGCAAGAATTGTCTGATATAGATTTTAGTCAAGGTAAATGGTTAGTTCTTGCAACAGCAAATTATTTATTAAAAGACATAGGAGATATATTAGATCAAAAGAATTTGTATTGGCAAAGAAGAAACATAACACCAAGAGTAAAACATATCTACGAAGTAATAGAGAAATGGAATCAATTACGTACAGGTGTTCCATTACACTTCAATGATATTAAAAAGATAAAAGCAAGAATGAATAAAAACTGGGATAAAAAATTATCAAAAGATATGCCTAAAGATCAGTTTTATGATGTAGATACTTTAAAAGAAAAGTTTGGTCTACTGACAGAGGGTGAATGGTATGAAGCTTTAGATGAATTAGGTGATGAAGATATAAAAAAGATATCAAGACTTATAGAGTCTGGAGAAGATTTAACAAGAGATCCTAGAATTAAAATATCTACAATACATGGCGTTAAAGGTAATGAACGAGAGAATGTAGTTGTAACAACAGATTTGTCTGCTTCACATTTTTATGAATATAAAAATATAAATCCAGATGAAATGCATAGATTGTTTTACGTTGCGTGTACAAGAACAGAGAACAATCTTTTTATTATAGAACCACAAACAAAGAAACATTATGACATCAAAAGATATATTTGAAGAAGCTTTTCCTCAAGATAAGCAGATTGGCGGGAATCACTATAAGACCTTCGTCATACAACCATACGAGTTTATTTCTAAAAACAATCTTTCGTTCTTTCAAGGAAACGTTGTGAAATATGTTTGTAGATATTTAAACAAGAATGGTATAGAAGACTTAGAGAAGATAAAACACTATTGTGATTTAGAAATCAAAAAATTGAAAGATACAAAAAAGAAATGAAACCTATTTACAAACCACAAACTGAGTGGGTTCCACCAGAATCTTTTCCTGATCTATCTAAGTATGATGAGATCGCAATTGACCTGGAGACAAAAGACCCTGATTTAAAAAGTACAGGATCTGGTTCTGTCACAGGTAAAGGAAACATTGTTGGTGTAGCTGTGGCTGTGCATGATTGGGTAGGGTATTATCCTATTAGACATGAAGGTGGTGGTAACATGGACCACGGAGCAGTTACAAGATGGCTACAAGATGTACTAAAAACACCTGCAGATAAGATATTTCACAATGCTATGTATGATGTGTGTTTTTTAAGGGCTGAAAGGTATGAAATACAAGGAACCATTATAGATACCATGATTGCTGGCTCTCTCGTGGACGAGAATCGCTTTCGATACGATTTGGGTAGTTTGGGTCGGGATTACGTCGGAATCGGTAAAAATGAGGCTGTTTTGAGCGAAACTGCAGCTGCTTGGGGTATCGATGCTAAGTCTGAGATGTATAAATTGCCTGCAATGTATGTTGGTGAGTATGCAGAACAAGACGCAGTGTTAACACTCAAGTTATGGCAAGAGATGAAGAAGGAAATTGTTACACAAGAACTAGCATCTATTTTTGATTTAGAAACTCAACTGTTTCCTTGCCTTGTCGATATGAGATTTTTAGGAGTTCGAGTAGATTTAGAAGCAGCTCACAAATTAAAACAAGAACTAGTATTAGAAGAAAAAAAATGCCTAGAAAAAGTATGGAAAGAAACAGGAGTAGATGTTCAAATATGGGCTGCAAGATCGATTGCAAAAGTTTTTGATAAATTAAAATTAGATTACGAAGTATCACCTAAAATACAAGCTCCATCTTTTACAAAAAATTTTTTATTTAATCACTCTAATGAATTAGTTAAACAGATTGCACGTGCAAGAGAAATTAACAAAGCACATACAACCTTTATTGATACCATACTGAAACATGAACACAATGGTAGAATACATGCAGATATAAATCAGATTAGATCTGACCAGGGTGGTACAGTAACAGGACGGTTTAGTTATTCCAATCCAAACTTACAGCAGATACCTGCACGAAACAAAGACCTTGGACCACGGATCAGAAGTTTATTTATACCTGAACAAGGTTGTACGTGGGGTTGTTTTGATTACTCACAACAAGAACCAAGACTGGTTACACACTATGCTAGTCTAGATGGTTTGTATAAAGTAGATGAAGTATTAGATGCATACAACGATGGTGAAGCAGACTTTCACCAGATTGTAGCAGACATGGCTAAAATACCAAGATCACAAGCAAAGACAATTAACCTTGGTTTGTTTTATGGTATGGGTAAAAACAAACTACAGGCTGAACTTGGTACATCTAAAGAAGACGCCGAGTCTTTGTTTAAAACTTATCATGACAAGGTTCCATTTGTAAAAATGTTGATGGAGAGTGTATCACGAAGAGCACAAGACAGAGGGTACGTGAGAACTTTACTAGGACGTAGATGTAGATTTCATCTGTGGGAACCGAATCAATTTGGTATAAG